GCGGAGCCTTGCTGTAGCACATGTCCACAATGTCCTTGCCATCGAACAAGTGCGTGGCGCGAAGCGACAGATCGCCAGTCACGAATCCGCTGGCCTGCCACGAGTAACCCAGTTCGCGAACATGGCCGTCGCGAGCAGAGCAGTAGACAACCGTGTTGTTCACGATCGACGGCTGCACGTTGTTGGCTCCGACATACGACTGTGGCCGCACAGAAATCGTGGTCGGAGTGATCGTGTCGCTGTTCACAGGGCTGACACGCCACTCTGCCGCACTAGTCAGCGCAAGAAGCTGCGTCAGCGGGACAAGGTGCCTGATCGTGTTGGCCTCACGCGCAGCGACGCGGAACGCGATTCGATCCGTGTCGATCAATGGTATGTGGTACGAGATGTCGCTTTCAGTACCAGTTCGCGTCATCCACATCGTCTGCGGCGCGTTCGTCGTGCCAGCAAACACGCGGCGCTGCTCGAAGTAACTGACCGCTCCTGGGTAGTTGCCACTTGACGCAAACACGGTGTCGATGATTGGCGGCGTGATGCCAAGATCCGGCGCGATGTTGTTGTCCGTAAACGTCGTTAGATCGGTCTGGCCGATCAGGCCATACAGGCCGTTCTGGCGCTTGTAGATGTTGTAACGAGCTGCGCCAGTAACAGCCGACCATGTGATCGTGTTGCTTGATCCCTGTGCGTTCAGGTTGTTGGTCGCGCTTACGGCAGAACTCGGCGCGCTCTCGTCAATGCCGTTTGGAGCCACCGTCGTGACCACGTAGTAACTGGTGAAGTCCAGCGCCTTGTCGCCGAACTGGACGTATCCGCCGCTTGACCATGTGCCATATGACGTTGTGTTGAGTTCGATTCCGCTGTTGTATGTGCGGACGCGGAACTTGTCTCCGGCACTTATGTGAGAAACGATGTAGTAGTCATCAGGGAACGGATTCGTCCACGTTCCGCCATCAAGGTAGACAGGATCGCCAACCGCCAGTCCATGAGCCGCAGTCGTATGCGCAACACCCGGACTTGCGCTCGTAAACCCGATGAGGTCAAGAGCCTCACCGCGATTCGCCGTCGCAGTCACACTCGTAGGCGACGTGACAGTTGACGAGAATGAGATGGTTGTCAGCGTCCATGTGGTCGCACCAAGCCGGCGCAACTCGCGCGGCGCATAGTTCGGATGCACCAGTGTCAGAACGTCAGCAGACTGGACATAGTGCATGTCGAACAGGTCGGCCTCGGCATACGGGCTCGGAATCTCATAGATGCCTGCCGGAAGCGCATACCAATACGTCGCGTTCGGTGGCGCATTGCCAGTCGTGGCCGCGATGCAGTAGTAGTTCACACCGCCAGAGGACACCAATGCTCCGACCGCGTAGGCCGTCGCGCCGTTGTAGGCCGCTGGCGTGCCTGGACCAAGGGTCGCGCCCTGCGTGTGGAACCGCACATAGTTCGGCCCAAACTCAAGCACCATCGTCTGCGTGGTGCTGAATGTGAACGGGATCAGCCGCGTCCGCTTCGTGCTGTCCTTGACCTCGCGAACGAACGCTGTGCCGGCCCGGTTCTCGGCTGGACCCTGCGGAGTCGCCACGAAGTTCCGCATCGTGGCCGCGCCAGTCTGGAACTTGATGTCATCGAGGCGACCCCACATCTCGGGCGACACCTCGCCGCCTGCGAAGGATCGGTTGTATGTGCGGGTTGCTGGCATAGGTCAGCGCCCGCTCATCCAGCTCGTAATGTGTTCCGGCTTGACGTTGCGCTGGTTCGCGTCAGACATGCGGGCCTGCTGGAGGTAGGCCATCATCATCTGCGTGCAACGCTTGGCCTCTGCCGCGCCCTGGTCGCCCTTGATGACCGGACCAGCCAGCATCGAAGCCAGATGCCACGACAGCGCCATGACGAACAGAGGATCGAACTTGGTCGGGTCGGTGACGAGCGCCTGATAGCGCAACAGGGCACCTTCCTGATTCGTGTAGATGATCTTGTTGCCGTTGGTGTCAGTCTCAATTGAGTATTCCTGCGGCACATACACGCCGGCACCAACGAACGGAGTGTTGATCCAGCCCCAGCCATAGCGGTCAGCCGGGTACGGTCGGATCGTGTAGTCGTTCTCGACCTCTGGCGGGAGAACTGACACCGCCACCATCATGTCGCCTGGGCATGCGTAGGCGTAACGCCACATTGTGTACGGCATCGTGACGCCGGCGAGCGCCACGCGGCGCGACGCGAAGTTCCAACTGTGCATCTGAAGCAGGCTGTCTCGAGCAATCGGATAGAACCGAGCGCAATGCTCTGACTGCGCCGATCCCTCTGGCGGATCGATGCTGGCGACGGTTGCATCATCGCCGAGGTGCGCGAGTGCCAGGTTGCAGATTTCGACTTCCGATGCCATGCCTGCCTCCTAGTGATGGAGGGTGGCCGGTCGCCCGACCACCCTCCTTGTCCACCAGTTCAGTAACCGTCAGTCCATGCGTTCAGTAATCGCCGTCTTGCGAGGCCGACCGGGCCGGCGAAGCGCCGGTGCCGAATCCTCCTGCTCGACAGGCTCGGGTTCGGACCCGATGCGCTCGAGGTTGGCATTCTGCGGGCCGTTGTACTCGAACACATCGCCAACTTCCCGCAGTCCATTGTCCACGAAGCACTTGACCTTTGCGCGATACTTGGGCATGGGTTCCTCCTATTACGACACCACGAATCCAGCCGCGTAATTGCGGCGGTCCTGGATGTCCAGCACGATGTCGCCACGCACGGCACCAGCCGTGTGAGTGCCGGTCGTGATGATGTTTGCGCCGAGGTATCGCTGGAGCGAACCGCCGAGCTGTTGCTGCGGAGTAATACGGACCACGATCTGCGCGCCAACCGTGAGGCTGGCGGTAGCGATTGGTCCAACCTCGCCACACACCAGAGGAGTAGTGTCCAGGTTGTCAGTGCTGTCCGTCACAGCCTGGAACGTGGCATTCGTACCACCAGCAAAAGCGGTGGTGACGGTGAAGATGAGCAGCAGATCGCTGCCTGCACCGACATCCACCGTCTGCGTTCCCTGCGCGATGGTGTACAGACTACCACTCGCCGTAGCCGAGTAGTTGGTGTTGGAACGAAGATCCACCACGTCTGGGAGGTCATACGTCGCCGCCGAAGTGATTGCTCCGCTCGAACCGAGCGAGAGATTGTTATCAAGAATCATTTCTGTGTCCTTTCTGCCTCGGTCCTATTAGGACACGACGGCTTCTGCGTTGATGAGCTGATCGACACGACGGCACGGAACGCCGAGGAACGACAGCCAACTGGTCGGAGTTCCAAACTGCGACAGGCCCTGGTTCACCGACAACACGGCCTGGGAACGATCCATCGCCTGAATCGACAGGCCGGCATGGACAGTGCGGTTCATGTAGAACGCCGGGCGACCCATCGCCATGTTCGGGATTCGATACAGCGCACGCGCCATGCACTTCACCAGCTGCGTGGCGACGTTCGACGCCTGCGTATCGCTCGAAGCCTGAAGATGTGCGATGTTGATGTTGCAGATGCGAACAACATATCGCCAGTCCTTCACGACCAGTCCGTTCTTCCACTGGTAACGGGTCGCAAACGCCTGCATGCGCTCCGTAGCGGATGCGGTCGTAGCGCCTGCGGCTGAGACAGTGTAAACCGTCTGCTCGCCGAGATCCTCGTGCATGAGGCCAGCCGTCGAGCCCTTCGGGAACGGGCAGTACACGGTGTTGTCGCCCCAAACCACCAGATACACGGAGGTGTTCTTCGTCGCATCAGAACCGCCGGAAGAAATGACGTTCTGGCCGTTGGTTGCGGAAGTGGACGAATACCGCGCCGCAAGACCGAGGTACGACTTCGGTTCGATGGCTGGATTGCCATAGAACATCGTCGCGGCCTGGGTCTGGTTCATGGCCTCAAGGAAGGCCACGTCCTCGGACAGACGGAACTGCGCGGTGTTACCGTTCAGCATCGCCAGATCCTTGTCCACCTCGCTGCGAGCCTCGAGGATGCCGCAAGCCTCATCGACCTGCGCGGTCGTGGACTTGCTGCTCGGAACGCCCTGGTTCAGCGCACGCCAGTAGACGGCGGGCAGACCAGTGCGGATGATGACGCGCTCGCCGGTGGGCAAATTGCCCTCCTTGAACACAGCGTCCTCGAGGATCTCATTGCTCTGGGACAGCAGTTCCGCGATGACCGGAACGCGGCCCTCGGGATCGGTTCGCTTGGCCCAATCGGCCAGCGTCAGGTTGTTGGAAGTAAGCACTGCCATTGGAAATTCCCTTTCGTGGAATTAGGTGTTGGTTGGATACAAAGCATCGGCGTAGTCACCGAATGTCTTAGGGCCACTCTTGGCCTGTCCGACGCTTCCGGTGACGATCCGATCCTCACTGATTGCCTTGCCTGCGCGGTACATGAACCGGATCACTTCCGGGTGATCGCCCAGGCCCGACGTGTTGAGCAGCGTGCGAAGTTCGGACGTGCCGAACGTGTCAAGAGCCTTCTTTGCGGTGGACAGGTTCTCGGCCAGCTTCTCGCCGCCGAATTCCTGGTCAGCCTTGGCTGACGCAACCCACTCGCCACGAATGGCCTTGACCTGCGATTCTTGACGGCTTGCCAGCGTTGGGCCCATCCGGTCGAGAATCTTCTGCGCGGCATCCTGCGTCAGGTTCAATTCGCGGGCAACCTCGGAGAAGTTCTTTACTACCTCCGAGTCGAACTCGCGGCCTTCGGGCGCCTTGAATTCGTACTTCTCTGGAGCCTTCGGCGCTTCGGCCTTGGGCTCCGTCTTGTTGTCCGCAGCCTTGTTCTCCGTGGCCGGCTCGGCGGCTGGAGAGTCCTTCGGCGCAGTTGCCTTCTGCCCATCACCATAGAGCGCCTCTGCCGTCGCAGTGGTGCTTTCCGGTGCCGAAGATGCTTGGGAGCCGTTAGTTGGAGTTGCGGCTTCCATCATCGTTGGTTCGTTCATCTGCTGTCTGCTCCTTCATCATGGTTGGATACAGTTCAGGGCACTGCGAATGGATCAGGGCCAGAATGCGGAGCCCGTAGTTCCTGTGACCTTCGGCGAATGACATGGTCATTGCGTTGGTGTTGAACGACGAACGGAACACTCCTGCCTGATCCAGAAGCCGCCAAATGACGCGGCGGCCTCGCTTGTTGCCCATGAGCCACTTGATGTCCGCCTCTTCATTCTCCCGAGCCAGCCGTTCGCGCAGTTCGCGGTCTGCTTTGCTGCGTTCCTGGCTTCGCAGGTCAAGCGGGTCGTAGTTGCTCACGGGTGGGACATTATGGAATTACACATTCCATACGGGCACCGTCAACCGCCATACAACAGAGTTGCCGCTGGTCCCATGACGTTCTGCGTGCCGATCTCCATGTCAGTGACCTGAAGTTCGACCTTCTGCTCGGTGCCGCCTTGGGTCTGATCCTCTCCGGCAGACTTCACGTACACGCGTGCGCGAATCTCCATGACGGTGCCAACCTTCGGCAGCGCCGTGATTCGCAGCTTCTCAAGTTCGTCCGACTCAAGTTCCAACACCAGACCTTCCGGGAACTTTGGTTCGTCGGTTTCGATCTGGCCGGGCATTTCCTCGACTTCGGCCTGGCGGGCCATGTTGACCATTGCCATATTCGTCCTTTCAAAGTTCCGTTGCTGACGGCGAACCGTACCCACTGAACATGTTCATCACGTCCATCAGCGCATTGGGCTCGCCGGCGGTCGGAGCCTGCGCAAGATTCTTTGCGGTCTGCGATGACTGCTGCATTGCTGCAGCCTGCTCCTTCGCAGCCATCGCCTGGTTGCGGGCCTGCCGCACCATCGCCACGTCCTTGTCGGCCACGATCAGGGACGGATCGACGCCGAGCATGTCGGCGTAGATGTCGGCCCATTGGTCGCTGTCGAACTTGTCAAGGATGTCTGGCTTCATCGTGGCGATCTGGCCGAGGTTGCCGACGAAGCGATCCACGGCGTTCGTGCCGATTGCACGCTGGGCCTGCGCCAGCATGGACACGAACTCCACGTTCAGATCCATGCCCATTAGTTCCTGCGGAGGAGGCGGCACGGCACCACTCGAGATCATGCGGTTGAACGTGATGTCCACCAGCGGGTCGAGCAGTTCGTTGTGCAGACGCTCAAGCACTGGGCCCAGCATCAAGAGTTTTTCCTCATGTCGCTCGGCGACCTCGGTTGCGGTCATGCGGGTGTAGGGTGCATTTGCAAGCATGAGGAACAGGTCTGCGTAGAACGATCCACGGACACGCTCGCGCACGTCCTGAATATCGGCCAGCAGGTATTGCAGGTTCAGGTTCACCTCGAACGCGGTCTTGATGCCCATGCTGGCACCGTCCACGAACGAGATGCCGCCGGGCAGCGTTTCCACATCTCGGTTCTTCATGCTCGTCGGAACCTGAAGCGGTGGCTTGGTCTGGTAGTCGATGGCCTGCGCCTTGCGAAGCTGCTCGTGCTGGAGCTGCTTCACGTCGCCGAGCGCCTCCATGCCTGGGCTGTTGCCGTAGATGTCGCCGCCGGCGGTGGCCCAACGCGGCACCAAGCATGGGAAATACTGGAATCCGCTCTCGCGCAGGAACACGCCATCCTCGCCGCCGACCTCGAAGTAGAACGAGCCGAACGGCATGTTCTTGCTGTCCTTCTTGGTCATGTCTCGGTCTGCTCGAGGCTCAATCGCATGGATGACAGGAACCCACTGGTCAAGCGTGCCGGTGTCGTACATGTTCTGCACGCTGGTCGAGCAGTTGTCGTAGCCGAACTCCTTGACCATCTGCG